TATAATGATTTTACAAAGTAAAGATGTTTTCTGTCGTCTAAAACGATTTCCTAATTAGAGAATATTGCTAATTTACACTTAAAATACATTCAGTTCCACTTCATCGGTTCTTATCTATAAGGTAAGATTAACTACTTGTTAGTTAAGAAATATAATTAACTTTACACGAGTATGAAAAGACTCAACTTTGGAAGCGAGTATAGAAAGACTTAAGTGTCCATCTGAAAATTCCAAAGGTGTAAAATACGCACCGCTCTAATAACAAGTTTTGGGAATGTCTGGGCGATTCGCTCACCGCCAATAACATGGTTTGGGATAACATGTATACCATTGATTTTATTTTTTATTTCAAATGATTTTTATAATTATTATTCTGAATTAGATCCCAATGATCATAATAAATTTTATACAAAAATGTGGTTTAATATAATTAAAAGTCTAATAATAATAACAATATTATGTATGATATTGGGATTTGTTATATCATTATCACATGCACAAAAAAATAAAGGATTTAATTTTTTTAAATTTTTCTTTTCAATAAAAAATACATAAAGGATTTGCGATCCCGGAGTCTAAAATGTTAAATATTTTTTTCTTGCAGAATATTTACCAAATCTTTCCATAATATATGGTAGACATTCTAATTTTTCCCATTCAATACCAAAATGTTTATAAAAAAATGTATATCTGTAATAGTTTTTTTTATTTACAGCCGTGTGTATTTTGCTATCGTTATGATTAACTTTGTATGCAATATTATTATGAATATAAACATATCTTAGAATATAGTTGGTTTCATTATTGGTTTCATTGTTGGTTTCATTATTTGTTTCATTATTTGTTTCATTATTTGTTTCATTATTTGTTTCATTATTTGTTTCATTGTTGGTTTCATTATTTGTTTCATTGTTGGTTTCATTGTTGGTTTCATTATTTGTTTCATTATTTGTTTCATTACTTGTTTCATTACTTGTTTCATTACTTGTTTCATTATTTGTTTCATTACTTGTTTCATTGTTGGTTTCATTGTTGGTTTCATTATTTATTTCATTGTTGGTTTCATTATTGGTTTCATTATTTATTTCATTACTTGTTTCATTATTTGTTTCATTATTTGTTTCATTACTTGTTTCATTATTTGTTTCATTATTTGTTTTATTATCATTCATTTTGTTAGTTTTGCTACTGGTTTCATTACTTGTTTCATTATTTGTTTCATTATTTGTTTTATTATCATTCATTTTGTTAGTTTTGCTACTGGTTTCATTACTTGTTTTATTATCATTCATTTTGTTAGTTTTGCTACCTGTAAATACTACTTATATTTTTTTTTAATTTACGTATATATAAAGTATTTGTTATAATAATATAATAATAAATGCAAAATAAATTAATAGCAGGTGGGATTGCAGGAATTGTCGAAGTAACATGTACACATCCTCTTGATTATTGGAAAACAATATTACAACAAAATAAAAAACCAAAATTAACAAATATTTATAGAGGTGTTTTATCAAGATATATTGGGGTTATCCCAATGCGTTCAGTTTTTTGGACAACTCAAAATTATGGAAAAAAAAAATTCAAAAATAATTCGCTATTAATAAATGGATTTTTTACAGGGACGCTGACAGCATCAACACAAACAATCATCGACACTCCAATTGAAAATATTAAAGTTAATCAAATTTATAATAAAAATAAATATATAAAATTATATAAAGGTTTTATTCCAAATTATTGTAGAAATGTATTGTTTTGTGTGTGTTCGACAACCGGTTGTTTAATATCACCGACATACGGACTATTTACAGGCTCAATTATAGGATGTATTATATCGCAGCCAATTGATTATATAAAAACAATCCAACAAACAGGAATTAAACCATTAATTTATAATTATATGAATGGATGGCAATATAGAGCATTAATTTCACCAATTTCGATGGTTATTGGTTATAATATTTTTGCACTAATAAATATTTAATTTAATAAAAATGCTATAAAAAAAAATATTATACTATAATATAAATGAATTCGCAAAAAGTTGTATTAGTTTTGGCACTAACATATCTTGTGTTATTTTTATTAGATAGTTTTACGTCATTTAAGCGTAGATATGAAACATTGGTTTTGGCAGCTGTTCTTGGTTCAATGTATTTAGAATCAAGAAATAATACCAGCCGTTAATCTCCATGTGCTAATTATTTATTATATTTAGAAAATATATAAACAATTATTTTTATAATAACTTATATGAATAATTTAAGTAATAATTTAAAAAACATAAAAACATATTGTATTAACTTGAAAAAAAGAAAAGATAGAAAAATAAAAATGAAAAGAATAGCAAGAAAGAAAAAAATAAAGTTTATACTAATTAAAGGAATAGAAGGTGGTCATATTGGATGTAAAAAAACACATTGCCATATTATTAAAAATGCGGTAAAAAATAAGTATGATATAATTTGGATAATGGAAGATGATATTAAAGTTGTTGCACCATTACAAATTAATGAATGTCCTAAAAATTGGGATATATTATTTTTGGGTGGAGAAATTATAAAAAAATACAATTTGGAAACAACAAATAAAGAATGGATTTGGTGTCAATCATATTTTACTCATTCTTATATTATAAATTTAAAAAATGAAAAATTAGTAAATGAAATTTTAGCAATTGAAAATAATAATAAAATCAAAAGTTATAAACAGTTTATTACAACAAAGATATGTAAAAAATATTTAACATATATTCACAATCCAATTTTAATGACACAATATGATGATTATAGTGATTGCGAAAAACAAGACATAAGTTATGAATTTAATATGCTACAATCCATAAATGGCTTAAAAAAAGCAGAACATAGTGTAAATGAAAAGGGGGAACATATTTTAAGATTAGATAAGATTGAAAATTATCCATTCGTTTCAATTTTAACACCAACATTTAATAGAAGAAATATGTTTCCAATTGCAATCAGAAATTTTTACAATTTTAATTATCCACCAGAAAAATTACAATGGGTTATAGTAGACGATTCGACTGACGATGAACAGTCTGTGAAAGATTTAATACCACCAAATGATAATAGAATTAAATATATTAGATTGGATAAATGGATTTCAACAATGGGAGAAAAGAGAAATGTATGTGCTAAAAATGCCGATCATGAAATTATATTACATATGGATGACGATGATTATTATCCACCCGAAAGTATATATGCACGTGTGGCAGTTTTGTTAAAATATTATAAAAATGGAATCAGATTAATTGGAAGCTCGCAAATTGGAGTGTATGATATTTTGGAAAATTCAAGTAATTTAGTAAGTGATGGGGAATTTTCATTTTCTGAAGGGACAATGGGTTATTTTAAAAGTTTTTGGGAGGAAAAAGGATTTAATAAAGAAGATAAAACAGCGGAATATGCTTCTTTTATGGAAGGAAGATTTAACAAGATCATGGATGTACCATATTCATATATAATGATTGGATTTAAACATGGACAAAATACTGTGGTTAAAAAATTACAACAGGCAATCATTAATAAAGATACAAAAGAAAATCATAATTTTATTAATGATTTTGACGAAGAAACAAGAGAGTTCATACTACAATTACAAAAATACATAAGAAATAAAACAAATATTGAAACACCAGATTTTGATGTATTAGAAATTTAATAAAAAATGATTAAAAATTTATATGATAAATAATAATTTATATTATGAACGAACTAGCAAAAACATTTGAAAAAACGACAATAAGTAATTTTATTGGAAATGCGTTTTGGAATAAAATTAAAGAAGGAAATTTAGATAATTTACAAAATAGGATTAAATATATATTGAAAACATACGGAACAAAAATGCCATGTAACCGATTTGATGTAGGGAATTCAATTGAATTCTTATTGATTGATTTTATATCGAAATTGGGATTTTCTGTCGATGAATTACCAAATGCAAAACGAGTGGATTTATGTATAAACGAACAACACAAATTATCTATAAAATATAGTAGTATTGGAGATATAACATTACATAATTCAAATAGTTGTATCAATAAGGATAATAGATTAACAGATTTAATATTGCTAACACCTGTCAAATTATATTTAATAACAAATAAGAATTTACAAGAATATGGAATTATTATTGGAGATTATCTTAAAAATACAGGCGATAGTTTGAAATTACAAAGAAAAATATTAACAAAATTAAATAAATTAAATTTTAGATATTGTAGAAATATTGATATTTATGTTGATAAAAAAATATGTGAAAATAAATTATGTGCAAAGGTTTTTTACCAAAAAGCAATGTCAGATTATGAATCAAGAAAATAGCGGTTTATTATTTATTAGAAAATTTACACATTGCTCAATCATTGTGACATTAACTGCATTTCCAAATTGTTTATATGCAATTTTATCAGATTTATGAATTATAAAATTATCAGGAAATGATTGTAATCTTGCACATTCTCTTGGCGTTAAGTGTCTTGATTCTGGTCCATAAATTGGAATCATACTTGTCATAGCAACTAATGTTGGGGTATAATTTATATTTTTAATTCTTATTCCAGAACCCCTTGGGCTCCATAATACTTGTTCCATTGATAAATTATTTATACCTGTTTGCCATTCCATTTTTCTAACAGCACCACTCCATAATTTATTTTCACGAGATTTTACCAACCAATTATTCAATAAATTGTAATTTTTTTTATAAAAATCTCTATTTTTATCAATCCATTTTTTATATTTTTTATAAAAATCTTTTTGTTTTTTAGCAACAATAATTTTATTTTCATTTTCCGTTTTGTTTTTATTATACTTCGTAACAGATGTATTATTTCCATTAGAATCCCACCAATCAGTCCATATTGGAAATTTTGGTACAATAATATTATTATCTTGTAATAATTTTAAAAAATTATTCCAAACTAATTCTGTAACTTTTAATTTTTTGGATATTAAGTATTTTTTATCTGAGTTATTCTCTATAATTGATACCAGGGATGTATCTTTAACAAGTTTTTTTTTTATAATGGCTGGACACAATGGTAATATACCTAAATCTTTTCGCTTACATAATATAACAACTCTTTCTCTTGATTGCGGAATACCAAAATATAATGTATTAAGAATAAGTGGTTTTTCATATGTATTATAATTTAATTTATCCAAATTATTTTTAATAATATTCCAAGTATTTCCATTATCATGTGATACGAGGTTGCGAACATTTTCTAAAATAATATATTCTGGATTATGATATTTAATTATTTTACAAATGTCAAAAAATATATTGCCTCTTTTATCATTGAATCCATTTTGTTGACCTGCTTTTGAAAATGGCTGACATGGAAAGCCAGCACATAATACATTAAATTGCGGAATTTCATTAATTTTAATTTTTGATAAATCCCCTTTTGGTATAATATTATAATTTTGTTCATAAACATCTCTACAATCTTTGTCTATATCACTTGCAAGGACACATTTCATTCCTAGTTTATTAAGTGCTTGATGAAATCCACCAATACCAGAACATAAGTCAATAAATTTAAAATTTGAAGTTTGCATTGTTATTTGTTAAAATATTATTTTTAATATTATTTTAATCATTTTTTTATTAGTTTACATAAGATATTTATTTTCATATTCTAAATTGTTGAAATATTTTATCATATAATGAGTTCCAATACCCATACCAATATGCCATATTGCATGTCCAAATATCATATATTCATTACAAAAATGTTCAGTTGTTACCCATATAATTGCTGAAATAATACATATCATAATTCCCTTTAATCCCGTGCAATTTGTATCTTTTAATAATTTGACTGATTGATAATATAATGGTATAATTAATCCAATTTCTATTCCAAAAAGGACGGGGAATATTTTATCAAACCAGATAAAAACATCGAAAACAAGCAATAAAATATTAAATAATGTCAACATTCCAAGATATTTATTTTGATATTTTAGACTGAATAAAATATCTGCAATACTAATCCATATTGGTAAAACCATACTAAATTCATCAAATATTTTAAAAATATACCAGCTATACCAATGATAAAAAAAAGAACCAATACCATTAACAAAAATTGTCCAGTAAACCAATGAAATAGTTTTTTTTATTTTTGGTTTAGATAATCCCCTGTAACTGATATAACATAAAAACAATGATGTAAAAGCATTAATATATTCTGGTCTATTTGGATAAATTTTTCTTTCGCAAAATTTATTAATTTGATAATTGTAATCCATTGATTTATATGAATAATTTATATATGAAAATATAACACATCTATTGAAAAAGATCCATCTAAAATTTAATCCATGTTTCAGATTTTGGAAATATGCTTTGTTTGTGATGTATTTTTTTTCTTTTTACAAGACGTCTATATATTTTATTATATTTTGTTGTTTGAAGCATCGGAATTGTCATTAATTTAGGTTTGTAATTATCAACCAATAATCCGGTAGCATTAGTTAAATTATTTGATGTTCTAATATTTATTCCATTTTCAACTTGCGGATTATCATAGAACAATATATCAACCTCTGTATTTTTCCATCCGATTGTAATTAATTTATGTCCGTCCTTAATTTTTTTACAGAATTTATAATATCCCGTTGTGCAATTTTTTAATATTATTTGTTTTTTCTTTAAATTAATTACTAATTCATTGCCACCCGATGATATATAAAATTTATCAAAGAAAAATCCATCTGTTATTAGATTGATTAAATTGCTTGATGTATATTTAGATGCATAGTCTATCATTCTCGTTATATGTTCTCGTGTTGCAGTTGCAACGGATGCATTAATATAAGTATTTCTCCATTTATATAATCTGTAATTTGCTTCTTTTCCAGGTAATTTAACTGGTATTTTAGATTTAATTGGGAAAATATAAGGATCGCCACCAGCAGAACCTGATGCGGGTAAATTATTTACACTAATTGTAAAATCTTTTGAAAATGCATATCCATCGTTGTTAGTTGATGTTATATTTAATGAGTACGATGGGTTTGTCAAAATTTGATTTGTTTTAAGTATGTTTGTTTCGATTTTAAATGAGTTTGCATTGGTGCCAGATAATGTATATGTATGGCTAGTACCATTTGTATCGGTTGTACTAAAAGTTCCAACTGTGGAATCAATTTGAGAATCAGTTGTATTATTAGATAGCACAATGTCGGTTGGCCCCGAATAAGAACCACCGTCGCCAACAGAACCAATAAACAATTTACGTCCGTCTATAATAACGATGTCGTTTGGTAATAAATAACCACCTGTATTTGTTTTACTAAATGTACCGGTAACTTTTGTTGAATTTATTAAAATATTATTCCACGTTGATGCAGTTAATGTGTATTGCTCATTAGTATTAAGAACAGTCAATATCGTATTTGTTAATTTAATAGTTACCGACTCGCTATTATCAATAACTGAATAAAATCCCTCATCTGAACTTAGTTCAATTATATCAACTGTTTCACCGGATTTAACAATAACAGCAGTTGTTTTTCTAAAAACACTTGGCAAATGTAATTTTACTTTAGGTATTCTCATTTTTTTAACTGTTTTATTCCTCGTAAATAATAATTTTAATGCGGCGCGTCTTTTATTGCGTTTTTCTTCTAAGTTTGTTACATTTTTTAAAATATTATCAATTTCTGTTGACGTATCTGTGTCAATATCTTTTTTATTTCCTGTAAATATTACTTTTTCGAGAGTAGTTATAGATGTGTTTGTTATACCGACACCAGTTGCTTTTGTTTTTGCAATGTTTCTTTTATCTAAACTTTCGTAAACATTAGCAACAACAAGACTAAATGTTTGTGTTCCAGTTGCATTATTAGAATCAGTTGCTGTTATAACAATATTATGTGCCCCGACATTTGCATTGAGAGGTGTTCCAGATAAAACACCTGTTGATGGAACAAATGTTAACCAGTTGGGTTTTGTTGTTGCAGACAATGTAACCGAGTCACCATCATCATCACGTGTAGTTACAGTATAACTGTAAGTTAAATCTTCTGTTGCACTTGTAATCGCATTTGACGTAATAACAGGTGCATCATTAACATTAGCAACAACAAGACTAAAT